ATATTATAAAAGCCAATCAGCAAAAGAATTTAAGTGTAGAACAGGCAGATGCTGCTGCGATCAATCAGGCTGCTCTACAGGATGCTATCCAGACCATGCAAGCTATTACACAAGATAATAATAGCGTGCTAGGAAAATATCAGGCAGAAGTAGCCCATTATCAGGCTGAAGTTAGTACTGAAGTTCAAGAATATCAACACAATAGTACAAAAGAGCTTCAATTATGGACTGCTCAACAGAACACTATTATTCAACAATATCAGGCTAGTGTGCAGGATTCACTTAATACTTTTAATAAAGATAATATAATTTATCAAGCTGAACTTCAAACAGCCCTTGCTGCTTTTCAAGGGGATGTTCAGGAAGCTCAAAAAGAGGGTGATTTATTATTTCAAGCAAAAATTCAGGATTATACATTAACTCTTCAGCAATACCAGGCAGAAACACAGGCATACCAGGCTGAAGTTGCTTCTGAAGTACAGGAATATACTCAACAATTACAGGATGTTAATACAGCCAATGCCAGCAATCTACAAAAATACCAGACAGAATTAACCCAGTATCAGGCAGAGGTTGCTAAAGAAACACAAATTATACAGGCAAGCCTTCAGAATGAATTAAATGAATTTAATAAAGAGAATGTAAAATATCAAGCCAATATACAGACTGAATTGGCAAAATTTCAAGTCGATGCTGCTGAGGCACAAAAGGAAGGAGATCTGAGTCTACAGGCTGATATTCAGGAGTATACTTTGACTATCCAGAAGTTTCAAGCTGATCTAGCTTCCTATCAGGCTGATGTGGCTAGTGAGGTACAGCAATATACTCAGAATCTACAAAAAGCATTACAAACTTGGACAGGAGAACAAGCTAATGAGATACAGAGATATCAGGCTGACCTCCAAAATGCGTTAAATGCCTTTAATCAGGATAATGTTATCTATCAGGCGACAGTTCAGGAAAAAATACAGGAGGCTCAATTAGGAGATACTGAAGAAAATAGAAAATTACAAAAGTATTCAGCTGAAGTACAGGCGTATGGTGCTGAAGTTAATGGTCTGATTTCACAAAATACAGCAGAAATAGCTGCATGGCAGAATGAATGGAGCTTAAGGACACAGAAATATACTGCAGAGGTAGGGGCAATTGCCCAGGAATATCAGGCAGAGATAGCCGGAGAATCCCAAATATCGCAATCTCAAGTTGCTATTTATACCGCACAATTATCCCGAGCTAATCAGGAACATCAATCAGCTTTGGCTGTATATCAAGCAAAAATAGCAACATACCAAGCTGATGTACAGGCCAAGATAGGTAAACATACCCAAGAACTTCAAGCTGATAATGCCGAATATCAGTGGCTTCAAGATCAATACACAAGAATTAAAGCAGAATATGATACAGCTTTTGTGGCTTTGGCACCACCACAATCTGGATCACAACAAGAAAGGAATTAACAATGGCAACAACACATGAAGTAAGATGGTCTGTATCAGCCACGCCAGTAGCCAAAGAAACAGGTGATGATGGAGGTACTATGGCGCATGATACAATACATGAGAATATTAGAAAGTCTGTAGGTGGCAGTGGAACAACTGCAACTGATGGAGCTACTGATTTTGGAGGTACATGGACTAATGGTACAAGTTCCACACCTTATCTAAGCGCCACATCTGGTGGAGTTAATGTAGGAAATGCTGATACAACATTTATTTATATTAAAAATACAGGATTTGAATATTCCAGCGCTACAGTATTGGGTGATGTCAGTACAGATACTATAACAGTATTTATAGATGCAGAACATATAGCAACATTAAATGCTGGTGAATCTTGGATTATACCAATTCCAGGCAGTTCCAGTACGGCAACTAATTATATAGTTAAGCGTGGTGGTTCAGCAGATCTAGCAATTGAAGCGATTGGAATGGATTAATGGCAACTAATTATAAAATAACTTATAAAAATCACTGTACTCCTCAGGAGTATCTAACTGAAAATAGTAGGTGGTATCTTGACAGTGATATAGGTACTAGGCTTACTGGTACTGCTGTAGTGGATTTATCTACAACGCAACCTACCTATGCTACTGACACTCTTACAGGGGTGCAAACGGTTGTCATTACAACTGCAGCTCAGGACTTTATGTATGTTAAGAATACAGGAGCTACTGGTGAAGGTGATATTACTATATCCTTTGCAGATGCTGATGCTGATGGCAGTGAGGCGGCTGGATATAGTATTCGTATATCTCCAGGAGAATGTTTTGCATCTAAAGTAAGTACTTTTGCTAACTTGATTGTAAAAAGTACCGCCACAACAACTTATGAATATATTATTGCAACTTAGGAGATAGTTATGGCTGATGATAGGCGAATTATAACTGGAACACATGTAGTAGCCAAGGAAGGTAGCTTATTGGAGGGTGGACTTGAAGCTAACAGAAAGTGGAAGATGGATGATACTGTAGGTAAAACCCTTGGTGGAAAATCTATTGTTGATATTACTACTACACAAAATTGGTCAGGTGGAGATTATTCTGGTTGGTATCGTGGAGATAATAAAAGTACCGAATTGTCTGTTTTAGGTGTCACAAAGGCTGATACTACTGACGGTACAGAAGCTATGAAGTTTTTATATGTAAGAAATTTAGACGCAACTGTTGATTGTCTTGTATCATTAACAGTAGAAACAACATGGGAGGGAACCTTTGCAACTGCAACTGATTGGGATACTCCTACCGCAGTAGCGAAAACTCCATCATATGACCAGAGATGGGATGAGGGAATGTATATTATAGTTCCCCCAGGAGGCAGTGTACAATTAAGGGGGAATGCTAATAATATCCCCGATTTGAGACACGTTCACTTTAGAAGTGGAACTCCAGGTAGTACCATAAACATAGAATATGTTTTGGCAGAATAACAAAATAATGCATTAGTAAAGGAGATTGAAATGGCTTTAACAGTACCAACAAATGACTTATCGGGTGAAACAATTGCAAGTACGTTTGCCCAACTATTATTTTTAGACAACACAGATGGAATGCATGAGACTACCTTAAGGGTTGTTTCATCGGAAATTGGCAGGTCTTGTCTACAACTTGCTGCAGAAAGAGTTCTTTTTAAGAATGGAGCTGATACTACGTCCTCAACATTTTTTGATATACAGGTTGGCACTGATAGTGTCTTTAAAGTTAATTCCGCAACCCCATACATGTTTATCAATGAAGACAAGATTGATATGAATATTAGATTCTCAGGGGATACTGAGACAAATCTTTTGTATCTGGATGCAGGGCTTGGTTGGGTTGGTATAGGAACTTCTACTCCAGATTGTGCTCTTCATGTTGCAGCAGCAGCAGGCAATCCTTCTGTTGTTACAAATGGAGGTCATGACTATGCGGTTGTCACTGGTCAGCATCTGCAATGGGGAGAATGGACTGTTGGCACTACTACATTTCTAGAGCATATGAGGGTAGTACCTTCTGGTTATGAAACTGGTAATGTACATGGTGTTGGAATTGGAACTACTCAGCCAGGGCATGATATTACTCCAGCTAGTGAAACTAATTTAACCATTGCTGGTGCTAATCCTAGTTTTTGGATACAGCACGACCAAACAAATGAAGATGAGGCTGGATGCATTTATTTTACTGAAGATGATAAAGCATTTGGAATTACGGGTGGATATGGATTTAAACTAAGGCATTATGGAAATCCTTCTTCTGGTGGCGGTGCTCTTCAAGTTTGGTCAGGGGCTCAAACAGTTACTGATTGTAGACTTAGTATAGTGCGAGATACTGGGGCTGTGGGCCTAGGAATAGCAGACCCACTCGCTCAACTTGATGTAACACAACCCAACAATGCAATTGGGCTAAGGGTTACACAAACAATAAGTACAGATACAAACGCTCCTATCGCTTGGTTTAAAGATGAGGAAGGTACTATGGAATCTGGCGAGCAGGGAGTAGTAATACAAGCCGATGTTGCTGACCCTTCTAGTGCTGCATATTATTTTCTTTCTTGTTGGGATGATACTGCTAGTATGGGATGGCTTACGGCTGCCAATGCTACTCAGATTAATACAGCTTTTACAGCGGCATCTGATGTTAGATATAAAAAAGATATAGAAGACTGGGATTTTAATGGACTTGAAGTTATTAATGCTTTAAAACTAAGAACTTTTACATACAATGATGTAGGATATAAAGGTAAGCATGATGGCGTGAAATCAGACGGATTTATTGCAGATGAAGTTTACGAGGTGTGGAAACCAGCTGCAGATGGCACTCCTGGTCAAATGAAAAAAGAGCTTATTGAAGGAACGGGCAGTACAGTAAAAGACAATAATCCTAAGCTTGAAGATGGAAGTACAAATCCAGACTATATTGCTCCTAAATATAATGACATTATTAATCCAATGGGAGTGACTGAAGGAGCTTTTATTCGTCCTATGATAAAAGCAATACAAGAACTATCAGCTAAGGTAACAGCCTTAGAAAACGCATAACAAACGGGAGAAAGTACCAATGGCGAAAGCAACAGAAACCCCTCAAGAGAAGATTCTAGCGAATCCTCAAGGGAAGACAGTGGAGGAACTGAAGGAAATAGCTCAGAATCTTCAGATTCAAGTGAATCAGTATCAGAATCATGCAGTAAAAGCTCAGGGAGCCTTGGAGATGCTTCTTCAGATGATTCCAAAGGAGGAAGTGGAGAAGATGATAGTTCAGGAAACGAAGAATAACGGAGAAGCAAGTGACGGTTAAAGAACTTATGGAACGTGTGGGCATGACTGAAACAGGTCGTGCCCTTGCGTATATCAAAGATGGTTTAGAAGAGATGAATATCTTGGCTGAAACTCATGTAACAACCGAAAGGATTGATATTACAGAGGATCAGAGATATTATGATTTTCCTCAAGATCTAATTAAAGTTCTGGATATTCGCTGTAAAAATCATCTAAATAGGGATGATGAGTATAGATCTATATCACGCATGATAGGTGAACCATTAACAGAGGATGCAGATGGCAACTAGTAGGGAATATGCATATTTTATAAAAGGTAATAAGGTTGCTATTGTTGAACGGGATCGTAATGATACCAGTGGTTTAACATCCCCTAGTTCAGTCCCTTCCATAGATCTGCCAAATCAATTTTCTAAATGGAAAAGCCCACAGGCAACCGTAGCAGATGCATTAGAGATAGAATATGTATATAGTCCTAAATATTCTATAATAAATACAAATGTTACACATATTACACTTACTAATTATAAATCTACCACAACTGGTGGTTATCTTAAGGTAAAGGGTGGTTCTGTTAATTACGATACAACTCTGGACGTAGGTGATTATGTAGTTCTGCGAAATGCAGGTCAATTCAATGGATTGCATAAAATTACAGTTATTGAGGATGCAGCTGCAACTAAGGATTCCCTCACATTTGATACTAAATATTCTGGGTCTAGCAGTTGGTCTGCATTTGAGGAAACCGTTACTTTATATTACAGTATCAGTGTATTAGAAGATGAATCAGGAACGATAGATTTACCCACATATTTATCTAAAGCTTTAGTATGTTATGTTAGGGCTCAGTTAGCAGAAGATATAATGGAAATGGAATTAGCAGCATATTGGATGGTAAGATTTAGAAAGATACTTGAAAAACATGAAAATAGCAAAATACCTGGACCTCGTAGAGTTATTCCTGGCTCTGGAGCGATTTTATAGATGGCTGATTTACAATCAATGACATTACAGGAAAGGATGATCACCATTATTAATGCTGAGCATAGTTTAAGTTATGGTATTAATGATCTGACATTACAGGAAGCATGTAATAAATGGCTGATAGAAACTGGCACAGTAAATGGTGTTGATTATAGTGGGATTAGTATTAATAAATATAGTCCTGAGGAAGCTTTTGCTATCATAAGGCATAAACTGGATCTAAGGTCAGAAAATTTAACAGAATTAGTACATGAACTAGGTCCGTATTATCCTATACATAAATATACAGCACAGGAAGCTTTAAATAAGAAGAATGCTGTATTGGCTCCTTATTCACTTAGTTTTGATGGAAGTGGAGATTATGTGAATTTAGGTGATTCTTCAACTTTTAGTTTTGCACCTACAGAACCCTTTTCTATCAGTGCTTGGGCTAAATTTGATGTTGCAGCAACGCGAACTATAATTACTAAAGGGGCTAATGCTACTAGTGATTATGAATGGCGATTTTTTACAAATGCCAATGGTTATCTACATCTAGCTTGTTATCATAATACTGTTGGTCCTTATATTGGACGCAGTTATGATGTAGCACTTTCAACAGGACAATGGTATCATTTAGTTGGAACTTATGCTGGAGGAACTGTATCAAGTGGAATTGAAGTATATGTAAATGGGGTAGCTGTCTCAACTACTACTTATGAGTCTGGTTCTTTTACTGGTATGACTGATAATAGTGGGGATGTTATTATCGGCAAATATAGCAATGACTTTGATGGTAAAATAGATGAAGTTTCTATATTTAATAAAGAGCTAACACAAGCAGAGATAAACAGCCTATATGCTGCAAATCCACAGAATGCTGGTGATGCAGTGGGAATAACTAATTTAGTTGGATATTGGAAGATGGATCATGGTTCTGGATTAGTTGCAAGAGATGTTAGTGAGCCTGAAGAATTAAGTGCTAATATGGTTGAGGCTGATGCAAGTGCAAATATAAGTGGGACTTATGGTTGGACTGCTTACGGAACAAATACAATAACAAATGACAATGGCTCTTTAATGATAGACTATGGTAATGATCAGTATGGGGCATCATTTTACTTTAAAGCTGCTGAAGATGGATTTACATCAAATTTAGTAATAGGCAAGACATATAAGGTTACCTTTGATACAAAGATTGCTGCTAATTCAGCAAGATGGATAGTATACAACGGAACTAACTATACCTACGGAAGATATATTACTAACACGGAATTTGAGCGCGAAGAAATCTATATAATAGCAACAAACACAACAACCTGCAGAATACAAACAGTAAATTTCTCAGCTGGTGATGAGTATATATGGATAGATAATTTATCAGTTAAAGAGGTTACCAATGGAAATCATGGCACAATAACTGGAGCAACATGGACAGTACACTAAGGAGATATTATGTCAAAACTTGAAACAGGTTCTAAGATACATCCTGGTATACGTAATTATACTGGTCAGGAAGCAACTAATCTTGTGCTTGGACAGGGTGGGTTTGATATTATAAAAGGAGCTGGTGGTGCAGGAACTATTGCAATAGCAGGTCAAGGAGATTATGCAAATGTGCGTATGTGGATAGCATTAAAAGCAGTGGAAGGAGCTTTAGCCAATATCAGTTGTGAAACTCTTATAGGAGATGATTTTTCAAAGAATAAGATATATCAAGCTACTGCAGGAAATGAGATGACATTACAAGATCAAGATATGGTAAATGGTGCCTTTACAACAGTTAGGGTTGTGGGCACATCAGCTTATATATTAGCATATCGTGGTTAATTAAAAAACAAAGGAGTAAACAATGACAACAATAAAGAAGAAAAAAAGGGGTAGCAAAAAAGGCATCCAATATTATGGCAAGGCGTCTGACGGTTATGATCCCTCAACACAGGATGGTAATTGGGACCAAACTGGTAGTGATGATGGTGGTGGTAGTGAGATAAGTCCACTGAGCAAATCTTCAATGGGGCATCAGGCAAGATCTGGTTCTTCCAAGACAGCAGTTACAAAGAAAGCTGCAAAGAAACCAGTTAGTAAACCAGCATCTCCGTCTACACCAGTCAGACGACCATAATAGATGCATGGAGCTATTAAGAAGATTATTAAGCATGCCTTAAAGCAGCTTAATATGTATAATGAAGATGCTGCTGATCTGGTTTTTAAAACAGGTATGGCAGAGTCTGGTTATAAACATCTTCGGCAAATTAGCGGGCCTGCTTTAGGTTTCTTTCAGTGTGAACCAGCAACAATGGATGACGTATGGGAAAATTATGTTTCCTATCGAGCTCCAATTAAGGTTCAACTATGGGAACTTGGATATAAGGAAGATGATAGAATGTCATTCCTTAGTAATATAGCAGTGCAGGCAGCATTTTGCAGGTTGCAGTATCGACGAGATAAGCACCCACTTCCGTCTAAGGATGATATAGATGCTCAGGCAGAATATTGGAAGCGGGTATATAATACAATGAAAGGTAAAGGTACGTTGAAACACTTTATAGAAGCAAATGGATAGTATAATTGATACGTTAAAAACAAGCGGTGCGGGTTTAGGTGGTTTCTGGATTTCTATGTGGGGCTGGTTGCCCGATATAGTCAGCCTATCTGTAGGATTGGCTACATTAATATACCTTATCATTAAAATAGGCAAGGAACTAAAATAAACAATAAGGGGAGATTATGGCGAAGCAGGAACTAGTGTTAAGTAAACGGGAACTAGTAAAGCGAGTTATTGTCACACCAGACAAGCATTTCCCACTTGCAGATGATCCGGCTATCAATGTGCTTTGTAAGGCAATCCATAAGGTAAAGCCACATGCATACATTGATTTAGGAGATGTAGGTGAGTGGAGTTCGGTTTCAGCCTGGAAATATAAAAGAAAAATAGCTCCACCAGTAGAGTTTATATTGGAAGAGTTAAAGCAAGATATTAAAGATGTTAATGCTGGAATGGATATTATAGATGAAGCATTAGATACTACAGGGTGTAAAGAAAGGCATTTCATTGAAGGGAATCATGATGACTGGGTTAATAGATTTGTTGAGAAGTACCCGTATTTGTCCCAATATGCCCTCTCTAAGGCGATTAAACTGGATCAGAGGGGTTATACCTACCATCCATTCGGAAAGCACCTTAAAATGGGGAAATTATATTTTTATCATGGGCATCAGTATGGAGGGCAGTATCATTCTGCCAATCATTTACGCAAGCTTGGGTGTAATATAATGTATGGACATTGGCATGATCTGCAACATATGACAGTTACTCATATGGATGGGCCAAAGGCAGCCTGGTCAATAGGTTGTTTAAAAGATATGAAAGCCGAAGCAAATGAATGGCTTAGCAATAGAAAGATTAACTGGGGGCATGCTTTTGCTATCGTAGATTTCTATGGTAAAGGCGAGTTTACAGTTGATGTAGTACAGATAATAAATGGAAGGTGTTCAATCTGGGGTGAGCTTTTAGATGGGAATAAATAATGGAATTTGTAAGAGATTATTGGCCACAATTAGTGTCCCTATTTGGATTAATAACAGTTCTAACCACCATGAAGGTGGATATAGATGTATTGAAGGAGAAAGTAAAAACGCTGTTTGAGCTATGGAATAAGGAGAGATAATGATATTTAAAAAGAAGTTAATAACTACAATATTAAAGCTTATACTACCAGAGATAGTTAAGTTAATTAAGCCTTTGAAGCAATATGTAGATGAGCCTAATGAGCTAGATGAGTTATGTAAGAACCTGAAGCAACAAGCAGATGCTGCACATGATATATTGATTGATGTAGGGAAAACAGCAAATGCTGTGGAGGAAGATTTTAATAATTTTAAGAAAAAGGCTGAAGCAGGATTAAAGAAGATTAAGGAATTAGAGGAGATAGGTCCTCGTCTGATCACACTTCAGGCCATGGTAGATAAATTTGATCGTGATCAGGATTACTTAGATCAGAAGATTAAAGATATCGGAAGTATTGTAAATACAATAACAATGTTTAAAGGAGTAAAATAATGGAATTTTTATCAAGTAATTGGGAATATGTTTTGATAGCACTTTTATGTGTAGATAAAGTAGTGGCGCTTAGCCCTACAAAATGGGATGATTTAATTTGGACATCAGTTAAAAAGGCTATATATAAGGTTATGGGAAAATAAATGCCAAAAGATTCTATATCAATTAATGCTTTTGAAGGTGGGTTGAATCTTCGCGATGATCCTCGAGATATTGGAGGAGAAGCAAATAATCAACTTAGCCAAGCTATTGGTGTAGATTTACAATACAAAGGTCGTATTGTTAATGCTGTTTCTGGACAGGCTTCTTCTGGGACATGTGGAACCCTAGGAACTGCTGCTGGATATGGATTACATTCCTTTAGCGCAGATTATGATGCCAGTGGTAATCCTAATGATACGGATTATTATCTAGTAGGCTCAACGGGCGGAACTGTCGACGCAGTAACATCGGCTTTTGGGGCTGCATCTGCCCTAGACCTGAGTATAGGTAGTGGGGATACCGGCAATCACTATGCTTTTTTTGTGGCTGATGGTGGTGTAAGAGTTTCAGATGGTAATTATGCCAATACCAATGCTGCTAATAAAGTAGCTATGGTTAAATATGTTCAAAATCCTTGTATAGGAGGTAATATTGGATCTAATGGAGCGTGGGTTGCTTCTGATTCCAGTCTATCTCCTCCTCAAAGTGTACAGTTGTCAGGATCTACTCTTGATACTGCACCTGAAAATCAAAGACCAGAAATATTTTTTACAGCAGCTGGAGCTGATGATTCAGCTGTTGGATGGGGAAAGGATCCGGATGCTGATACTAACGGTGGTGATTGTTCAGCCGCAGGGGATGCTCAGCATTCTACTATTGAATGGGAAGTGGGCTGCAGTTTTGTATATGATGAGGATCAGGAAACTACTGTGACAAAATCTTTTGTTTATTCATCAGGAGCAGGGGATTATACCTATATATATAGTGCGAGTGCCGCTAGCGCTACACCCCATATTGATGATAGCATAAGATTTAGTACTAGGCAGGCATTTAAAGTGGGTATGGCCATCAAAACTAATACTGGTGATTCTCTGTCTAACAATTCAGGGTATCAGCGTATTACTAAGGTTAAGGGCTATATGAGGAAAAAACAGGCTGGATCCTCTTGGTTTCTTATCATTGAAGCTGATTTAAGTGCTACTGGTGGCGTAAGGAATCCCTTTGATGATGATTATAATGCATGGGATGCTACAGGCATGACTGATGGATATTTTGGAAGAACCAATGCCAAAAAGCAACCACCACAGGCTGTAACCTTTAGATCGGAAACTGGATATGATGCAGACTCAGGCATAACATACGAAGCAAGGTTTAAAACTGCTGCTGCTATTAATAGAAGGGCGTATATAGGTAATATATATCAAAATGGAGAGAAGTTCGGTGATAGATTATTAAAGACTGGACCTAATCAATTTGATATATATCCTGAAGGAAACTGGATTGATGTAGTCATTAATGATGGTGATTTTATTACAACAATGGTAGTATATGCAGACAGGATATTTCAATTTAAAAGACGTAATCTCTATCTACTTAATGTAGCAGAGGATACTGAATTTCTTGAAGGACAATATCTTAATTATGGGGTTATGTATCCCAGCCAGGTATGCGTATGTTCATTTGGGGTCTTGTGGGTAAATGAACATGGCTGTTATAGGTATGATGGAGAATCTGTTATAGATTTAACTGCGGAAAAGATTCCTGTATCTGATTGGGCAATTACAGAAACAAGTGGCCTTGGTAGCGTTCCAGGGATATCTTATAGTGAAAAATTAAGAAAATTATTTATCTGTCCTGATTTAAGCAATACTTCTTCTGCATTTGATGGTACTGGCGGATGGTCTTTTGATATGGTAAATGAAGGCTGGACTCAATTGCCAACTGGGTTTTTTGCTACAGGCAAAAAGTCTAATTTTCATATAGATTTTGATGGTGATATATGCTATGTAGTTGGTAGTAGCTTATATAAAGTAGGCACAACTCCAGGTGCCCAAACAGATTATGATGTAAGGACTAAGGATTTAGATTTTGGAGCTACAGGAGTTATAAAGAAGATTTATAAAACGTATATTACTTATAAGTGTAGCGCAGATTCTAATGTGACGGTAGCCTATGCTGTTGATGCAGATGATAATAGTTGGACTGATATTACTTCAGAGCTGCTGAGTACAGGTGGTGAATGGGACACTGTTGCTTTAACATCCAAAACTAGTGCATATACCTATCGGATAAGATTATACGATAATGGTAGTACAGTACCTGCTGATTTTGAGGTGAATGATATTAGCGTTACTTACAGAACTAGGCCGGCCAAATAATGAAAGTATCGAGTAGAGGATATGGTGATGCAGTACGGGGCCTTAGTCACGGGAAGGGAGCTAAAGTATCTTTAGGTAGAGGTTCACCAACTAAGCGTGAGGGTAGTGATGGTGATTTAACATTACGCAATACTAATCAAGGAGTAATTTTATATGCAAAATATGGTGGTAGGTGGTATAGTATGCATACACAACAAGGATTAGTACCAGGAATGATTATGATGTGGTCAGGCCAGAAACATACTATTCCTTTTGGGTGGGCATTATGCGATGGGAATACTGGTACTCCAGATCTTAGAGCTAAGTTTATTATTGGAGCTGGAACTGGTGGTGTTAATATATTTGACTCAGGAGTACCATCATATAGTACTACCATCTTTGGACCATCTGATGATAGTTATGGTACAGACAGTATAACCTATGGACAGGGTGATACGGTAGAAGTTACGGCTGAAACTGCATCGGGAACTAGTGATCCACATACGTTATTGGCATCACAAATACCTGAGCATACTCATGATTATGAGAAAAGTAACAATCATGGCGATGTAGATCATGATAGTCTTGGTTCTGGCTATACTGTAGCTGACGATCAGGATACTACTACACCGACTAGCGTTAATGCTGGCGGTGGTGGAAGTCATACACATGGACTTCCTAGTGGTATAGGTGTTACTGGAGATACTGTTAAGGCAACTGCAGGGTTGCCACTAGTTGATTTTTATAGTTTAGCATTTATCATGTATGTTGGATCTGCTGCCGATCCTGGAACAGAAGGTTATAATCAGGGTGGCGGTGAAGGCGGTGATAGTCTTGGCAGAGAAGGTCCATAAATGAAAGGAGTAATAAAATGGCATTAGGATTTAGTAGGGGTGGGTATAACCCAGGTGGGAGAATAAGGGAATCTAAACGAAACCTGAAGACTTTTCTTTTAGAAGAAGAACAGGCAAAGAATTTAGAATCAATAAACGCTAGTAAAGCAGCTGCAAAAGTAAAGGCGCTTCAAACTGGAAAGGATTTATATAGCAAATATTTACATAATAAATCAGCAGCAGTAATGAAACAAGATAAAATTAAAGATGCAACCTCGCTTGTCCAAGGAGATAAAGTTAATACTTATGGAAAATATGGAGATAATCCTGTAGCTGAGTTATTAGGTATAGAATCTGTTGGCGTTAACCCTAAATTATATCAGGATGTAGGACATGAGTTTGCTACCAAATATAACATAAAGGACTTTAGCGATACTCAGAAATTAATTGCTGGTCGAAAATTAGCTGCTGGACAACAGGTGAAGGTTCCTGGAAGTGATGTTGTCGCGTCAAGTAATATGATAGATACTAGCATAGTAAATGAAGCAGAATCAGTATTAGAAGGGGCTGGAGGATTATCAGGTGCTGGAGGTTTCATATCAAAATATGCATTACCTGGAATATCAGTTGGAACGAGTTTATATGGAGCGCTTAATGCTGAAGATGATGAGCAGGCAATTCAATCTGCAGCAGGAATAGTAGGAGGGGTTAGTGCTATAGCAGGTACCGCTGCGTCAGCAGGAGCATTTGGCGCTGGTGAAGCAGCAGCAGCAGTTGCGGCCTGGGGAGGCCCAATTGGATGGCTAATAGCTGGAGGCTCGATGTTATATTCATTAGCTGATTATAGAGTATAATGGTAATAAAAACAGCACATATTAATGATATTGAAAAAATAACAGATTTGGGTGAGGAATTTGTAGCAGAATCTCCATCTTTATCTTTGTTAAGTTATTCGCGCAAAGAGTATCAGCGCTTTTGTACAGATCTTATTTCTAGTAAAATAAAATACATGGTCATAGCGAAGGATAAAGAGAAGGTTGTTGGGGTTGTTGGTGGTGGACTTCATAATAGGATTGGAAGTTCTGATAAATATCTTAGTGAATATATTTTCTATGTTAGTCCTTCTGCACGAAAAAGCGGTACAGGCAGACAATTAATGGACAAATTTTGTGATTGGGGGAGAAGCCAGAAGGTTAAAGTAGTTGAGATGGGTGTTACATCTGATATTGATCCCAAGCAGGCGGATAAATATATGTCAAATTTGGGATTTAAATATATGGGGGCTAATTTCTATAAGGAACTGTAATGAAAACTAAATCAATTAAAAATATTAAGGTCGGGGATTATGTACAGAGTTATAATCATAAGAAAGACCAATTAGTTTCTGCTAAAGTAACTAAGACATTTAAACATAAGGATGTCCCTGGCGTAAAGTTGGTTATTAATAAGGATTTGACTGCCACAGGTAATCATCCGTTATATATTAATGGAGAATATAAGCCCGCAGCTAGAGCTAAGGTTGGAGATATTGTAGTTAACCCAGATGGAATAGAAATTAAAATTCATACTTTAGCTTTAAAGCCTATGAAAATTGATGTTTATAATATTGAGGTTGAAGGTGATCATAACTATTTTGCTGGAGGATTGCTAAATCATAACAAATGTGGAATTTGGGAGGGAGATGATGTTACTGTAGAAAAGGCTCGGAATACTTTGAAAGATAAATCTCGAACATTGTGGGAAGAATCAGCACGTGAGACAAGAAACTATTTTCGCGTTAAAGCAGAAACTATAGGTGCTCCTACTAGTACTGATTTCGTTTCATTAGGATCTGGGATTGATGATGATGTAGATACTACAGATATTGATGAATCTCTCTTTTCCTTTATAGATGAAGAGGGTTCAGCACAGAATATTTCAATTCCAGGATGGCAGACAACACATGGTGGTTATAAAACTGATTGGGGAGAAAAACTAGATGATTTTTTTGGTGCCAATGATGCTTACCAAACAGCATTACAAGACGCTGCTAATGCAACAATTGCAGCAGAAACTACATTGGAAACCGCTACGAGTGATGTAGTAACTAGTTTAGAGGAAGGTGGTGGAGAGATTGCAGCAGAGGCAGAGGGAGCTCTTCAGGATGTTGAGTCAGCAACTGCTGCTATGGGATTTGCAGCATCTGGAGCTGAAGAAGAGATGAAAGGCGATGTTCGTAGAGGGTCTGGAGAAGCATGGGCCACTACAACATCTAGTGCACAATCTAGCTTACAGTCTGCATTGGATGATTATGCAGGTGTAATGGGTGATGCGGATGCAGCTACCGTAGATGTTTCTGGTCAGGAATTGGGAAATCTTGGTTCAGTACAGACTAACTTAAATACTGCTTATGATAACTTTACGAGGGCAAGGAAACAATTAGACACAGATATCTCTATTATTCAGTCTTCATTAGATAAGGGATTTGCTGATTATGAGGACACCCTTGGGGCTTATAAAAGCACTTTTGAAACAGCTTACACTACAATTCAAAGTACTGTCGGTGCACAAGATGCCGCATATGCTATACCTCAAATGTCTGAGATTACAGGGGAGATAGAGTCGAGTATCGGAGCATATATTGGACATACAGGAGATACAGAATTTACGTATGAGTCTATGAAGGGGATAAATACACCCACCTATACAGATCCAACGGACTGGGGTGAGACGGGATCTTGGTCTAGTGGTCAGGGTGGAGGTACGAATTTCTTATATATGGGACGCGGAGAACACCAATGTTTAGAGGGTAATGTAAAAGTTGTGATGGGAGATAAAAATGCCAGCAAATAAATATGATGCAATGATTGCAGCTTTAGATATGTTACAAACCATTACCGATAAACCAGACTGGATGCTTCGTGAGGAAGAGATGGCATTGCGTGAAAAGATGCATAATGATGAATTGGAAATGTCCCTCATGATGACACAGATCAAAAATGAGCAAGATAGGGTAGACTTTTTAGATGGCCAGATAGCTGATCATCAGTCAACATTAATACAGGTTAGAAGCGATATTAAAGCTACTGGTGCTAACTTAGACAAACTTCCAGACTATGAAAAAACAGATTCTGGTCAAGGAACTCCAGACTCTATCTATGAAGATATAGAAGATAAATATAAGGAGCCTCTCCAACGGTTAGAGCGTGATAAACGCGATCGACAGGAGATATTAAACGAATTAAAACATAAGGTTAAACTTAGAGGTGATGAACTTGGGGATGAAGTTGGAAAGTTATCTATAAAGAAAGAGGCAGATGCTACGCGACGATTAGCAAATGAAGATAAAAGATTAATTATGGCTGAACAGACAGCAAAAGAAGTGCAAAAGATACGAGAGGCACAAGAAGAACGTGCTGGGGGTAAATATGCAGGTACAGATCCAGCCTCTATTCAGGAACAAATGAATCTTGCTTATGCAGGCATACAATCATTAACAGTTGAAGATGGAGCATTAGATGCTAGTTCTATTGAGGAATTAGCAGAAGCTTCTGGGGGTATTTATGCAGAGAATGCAGCATTGATCTCTACCACATTAACACAGTTATTTGCATCTAGCAATACTGGTGAGGGGTTTTTAACAGCACTTGCAGGTGAAAATCGTATGTATAAAGATTTCTTAATGCAGGATGGTATGGTGTTAACTAAAAATAATTTATCAAATTTATTGTTATTATCTCTTTCAGATACTGCTGCAGATTCTGTTACTAATCCTCAGCAGATAATCCAAATGAATCGTAAGAAGTTACCTCCCTTCCCAACCATTAATATTAAGAGGTAAGATATGCCACCAAAAAACACAGTATTTAATTCTAAGACAGGAAATTATGATAAACCTAACGTTCCTCCAGAAATTAAATCACATAGGCTTCATCCTCTTGATATTGCATTGAAGGATACAGCAGCATTTAATACAATTTTCAATCAAATAGCTGATTATAAGGATTTAGCTGATGATGCTCCTGATGATACAACAAAAGGTTATTATCTAGCTGAGATGCATAAAATATCGGATGATTTTGAAGCATTTTTATCTAATGACTCTACAATTGTTGATATAGGTCCATTTTTTGAGATGTGGGTAGAAGAAGGTGGTAAAAGTTTCTCTCCTTTTGTTATACAGATGAGCGAGGCTGAGCAGGCAGCTAAATTAGCTACTATACATAGTGATACTTCTGGTATAGATCTATCTCCTGAACAGAAAACCCAAGCTGTGGCAGGCCTAGATGCGTCAAAAGCAGAATTAGATGAGATAAATCAATACTCAAAGGAATGGGCTGATCATTATGCTACAGTCGAACAAAATATGACCTCATTATGGAATAGATATGAAGCCATTAAAGATGCCGATCCAGATAAAGATTGGTGGGCTGAATCTAGATTTGTATGGTGGGGTTTAGCTGATCCTGATAATGCCATACAAGAAGAGATAGCAGCATTAGGCAATGAATATAGAAAATGGGATATAGCGAGCAAATCAGGCCCATTGCCTGCGGTAATAGATTCACAGAGAGATAAAGCCCAATCTAATTATGATAGAGCTTTAGAAGCATTAAATAATTTAAAGGGAGAATAAATGCCATTAACTGAATCATTCCTTAATAGAATAAAGGAAGACGAAGAGAAGAAGACCAGGATAGGTCCATCTCTTGGTGGTACAGAAATGTCTGCTCTTGATGCTAGTCGTCAGATTGTTAGACCTGGTGATGAACCTGAAGATGATTTTAGCTTGATGGATATGGCTGGGTCTGCCCTATGGGGTGCTGCATCTGGTATGACATTTAGTGCAGCTTCAGCTTTCCATGATAAGCCATGGGAAGAAATGGGTACCGATGAACGTATTGGCTGGGCTGCTGGTGAGGCCTTAGCATTAGTATCTCCTATAGGACCTTTTAGTTTAATTGGTAAAGGTGCGGGTAAAGCAGTATCGGCTTTTGCTAGCTCTGGGGGTAAAAGAATTACAGCTGAGGCTATTAAAAAGGTTACCACAGAAGCAGCTAAAAAAGGACTTGCTGCTGAGGTAGTTGAAGAAGGTTTAAGGAAACAAGTTTATAGTAAGGTAGGAAAACGTTGGCTCCAGGAACATTCTGTAGGTGGTGAAGCTCTAGAAGAAGCCAATGTAATGATGTCTCGTATGGCTCATGGTGGTATTAAAAAAGCCTTTACCGATGGTGGTATCGAAATTTCTGATGATGTTGCTAGAGATCTTGGTGGTAAATTTGCCGATGCATTAAAGGTTAAAGGTAATCACCTTAATACTGTTGATTCTTGGGTGGAAAATGCTCTCCAAACAAAACTCCCCTTTGGTGTTAATGAACGTGTAGCTCGATATCTTGGTATGGGAGCCCAGGACATGGTAGTACTTGGTGTTCATGGACTAATAGATGATGCTGTTAAATCTCGTATTGAAGACAGAGATTACGAACCCCTTACTACAATGGAACATGTATTAATGATGTCTGCTACTTTTCCTCTTGTCCGTGGTATTAAAAATATTGGCGGTTGGGGTAAAGCAGGTCATGGCTCCTTAAAACAAGGTTGGAAGTCTATGATGAATAAATATGCTTCTGCTGATTATAAGGGTTTAACTAAAAAGCATGGTGAAGAAACTACCAGAGGTCTCCTCCAAGTATTAACAAATGGTGGTAGATATAATGTTGCTAGTAAAGGTATGGGTAAGGATAGAGTATGGGATGTAGCAGGAGAAAAATATGCTTCTGCAAAGATTAATTCAAGTATCAATACAATGCCCATGGACCATGTTTATGATTTATTAGGTCAATATAAAAAGGAAGTTGGTAGATTTGGATTAAGTACTTGGTCTAAAGGATATGCAGCTGATTATCTTGCTTCTGTTCCTCGTATGGTAGCTGGTGCTATGGCTATGAATTGGGAGATGATTAAAACAGGACAGATGGATGACTTAGATCCTCGTGAAGCTATGACTCATCTCTTTATTGCAGGTTTAATGACCAAAAGTCGTGGTGCCTGGGGTAGAGATACAATGCGTGAATATGTTATGGATTTCCAAGGACACCAAGAAACAATGGATCTCCTTAATATCAAGCATGAAGGTATTACTGAAATGATTCAAACCTATAATGAAGGCCAGACAACGGCAGCATTTGGGGCTTCATATCGTAGCAATCCAGTAGCACAAAAATTAGAACAAATATATGAAAAGAGGAGAAATGACCAGACACATCCTGAATCGGAATATACTAATGAAGGAACTAACTTTAAAATTGTAGAGGACTTTAGTAATATTGTTAATATGATGGGCATGAGTGCTTCTGCTGACCCTGGTACCTATCCTCGTATTGAAGTTCGTAGATTAGGTAAGGCCAATCTCGAAGCAATGAAAGCAGAAATTGAGGAAATACAATTTGCTAATGGTGATAAATTAGGGGAGTTAGGATATTCTGTTGGTGCTAGTCGTATTACTGGGGAAGTAGCTAATGCTAATAAGCAGATCTATTTCAATATGTTCCAGGAGCTTAATGATGCGATAGGTCTTCCTGTTCGTGTTGCCAATGATGGTAAGTCGTTAGAACTTAGTACTATGAATATTCCTCTTGGCACAAGTTTAGGTGAATTTGGAACTGTACAGTCTGCTCTCCATCTATTTAGAGATATAGGATTAGCTAGGGAGACTGTTCCTGGTGCAGAGGTGGGTTTTAGGATTAAAGATGATGGTAAGCTAGTACGTACAGATATTAAAGATAAAAATGATCCTTTATATGATAAGGATCTTAATCCTATTGTTGATGGTATTGTTGATAAATATACAAGTCTCCTCGTAAAAAGCAATCATGGTAATGATTTTAATAGATATGTATCATTAGATGGTGCTGACAATCCATATCTCAAGGCTATTATCCACAATGAAGGTGTTCAAGCTCTGGAAAAAGTATATAAAATGTCTACCAGAGATATGGAAAACATGGACACAACTGAAAAGAACTTTGTTGTGGCCGCTGATCGTGCTCTTCGTATTAAAGATGCGTGGGAGGATCCATCTCTTCTTGGTAGAATCTTAGCTGATCCTGGTCAGTATACTATTGGTGAGAAAAAGTTAACCGGTAAGGACAAGGATAGTCCTGATGCAATAGAAAAAGCTGCTGAATTATCTGAAAATCTCACAGTACAGATACGAGAAATTATCCATCCTATGATCGCTGCAGCTGAAACATCTGCAAGAGATCCTAAGACAAAACATACTATTCCATTTGAGGTTGCAGAAAGCTTAGTTGAGGAATATAATAAGTTGGGATTTAGGATTCCTGCTGATAATTATCTGTCAGCTTTTGGTAGAGATTTTGAATCTTCTGTTGAAAATTATACAATGAGTAGGTTATTACGTGATTGGAACTACAGTGATGAAGCATTAAATATAGTTATGGCAGCTAGAGATGTAGGCATGTTAACCATAGATGCACGTGGTGGCCTTGAAATCTCATCAGTAAAGGCTATCAGAAAACAAGCTGTGGCAGAAGGTCTTGAGGTTCCAACACAAAATGATCTAGCTAGAAAACATGCAGCAATCTTAGATATTGTTGCAGGCCCTAAGGTGACTGAAGTAGGTGAAATATTCCAAGCTGATCCAGCTACAGGCCTTCAGCCATTCTATGCTAATGATGTTAATAAGGTATACAATAGATTAAATACAGTATTTGCTAAAAAGGTTTCAGAACAGGCAGAGCGAGCATTAAAGCTTGTTGATCGTGATCTTGAAGGTAAAAAGATAGAATTAAATCGTACCGATATCATGTCAGGTATTGATAAGTTTAATAAGACTGGAAACATTGAAAACCTCGCAGGCGTCGAAAATGCCCTCAAAAACCTTAGAAATGATTTTGGTGGTAAGGAAGGCTACGAAGCAGTATTAACGCAGTTAGAGGGCCAAATAGGGCGTTTTAAGGATGCTCGGCTAGAATCTAATAAAATATTGACTGAAGTATATGGTGATTATACTATGTCTATTGGTGAAGGTATTCAATATATAGCTGATAGATCAGAAACTGCTAATAATAAGATTGCCCAGGTAATGGATAAGATTAATCTATTAGGTAAAGATCCTATGACCAGGGGTGAAGCACTCCGTCACAAAGATTTTTTAATGAAACAATTAATGTCCGAACTTGGGACAACTGATAATTTACGTAAAAATACATTAGATGAAGCTGTTGATGTCTTCTTACAAGGTAGGACTCATGAAGATCTTGCAGGTCTTATGGTTGGTGTTCATAAGGTTATAGAACAAAATCGTGCATTTAATGTAGATCAGGTTGAGCAAATGAAGGCTGATGCTGCTAAGTTTGGTGAATTATATAAGGAAAGTGTATCTCATCTCACCACTATTAAAGATCTCCATATAGCCAAGAAATATGGCTTAACTGATCCAGATAATATCAATAAGATTGATCCTAAGTTTATTGAAAACATGGAGACTGAGGGGATACATACAGCATTATATGAAGTGCGAGATCAGATCTATGCCAATAAAGATTATGTTAATGACAACCAGAAGCGTGAAGCATGGAAGACATTTAGAGCAGAGGAGATGCCAATTCTAATCAAAGGTGCGTTTGCATCTATTGGTGGTTCTCGTAAAACTGTTCAGATTTATGGTAATAATGTAGTAGTTAGGGATAATGTTCCTGGTAGGTCTAATAAGTCAGATGATTTCTACAATGTTAACAATTATGATGTGTTTTTCCTAGAACAGAAAGGTATACTTGCTGATAGGGAACAAACAGTTGAAGCTAGGGATGATCTATTTGACATCTTAAATGGTGAAGGTCCCAAGGGACGTAAAACCCGTGTTAACCAAGATTGGCTAGAATATTATGCTGCTGAAGGTAGAAATGCTGATAAGTTTGAATTGGAGGATAAAACAAGTCAATATATAGAAGGTATGCCTCCCAATGAACTTGTTCCTATGGATATTAATGCTGGTCGTACAGTGTTGTTCCATTGGACTAAGGATAATCAAAAACGTTTAAATACTAACTTTGCACAATGGTATGAAGCAAAACGTAATAGACTGTCAGGTAATCAAAAACTCAATTTTGAAGATAGTTTTGGACATCTATCTACCTTAGAAAGTCCTGGCTTTAAAGATGCTGAGTTAAAGATGTTTTTAATGCATGCAGATTACACCAATACTTCTGGATTGAATAGATTTTTACAGAGTGATGTCTTCACAGACGCAACTGCACGATCTGAATGGTATGATAAATATTTCAAATATAGTAAAAGTTCAGAGGGTGGGAATACATCTAGAATGACCAATGAAGTATTGACCTATATGTCCACTCATCATCCAGATATGCAGGTTAGACAAGCATTTAAAGATGTTGTTCGGGATGGTGTTAATGCTACTGCAGTCCAGGATGAGTTTTATGATGCATCTAATCCATTTTATAATTTAAATAATATTAGGACAGATATTACTGCTATCTCTGTTGATCAGGCTCGATCTCAGGCTGAACGAGATAATGCTACAGCATTTTTAACTGAATTAACTGCAGAGAATAAGCCAAGTACCCAATCTAGCTCTATTGATGGTGGTATGTTTATCAACCAAAAATTAGCACGTGTTATTTGGGCATTAGAAGGCAAAGAAATAGGTGATTTCAATGGCTTAAAACCAATAGTATTTCATAACAATCCTGAAGCTGGTAGTACAGCTATTTTAAAAGGATTTATGGTATATCATCCAGATATTGCAGGTAGAATGGGTAATTCAGATATTTTTATGGGAGAATCTACTGCTAAAGAATTTGGAAGAGATGGCTTAGTTCCACTTAGATTTAGCAATCCAGACTGGCGCCAAGATATGCATGGACTAGGGCCAGATAATACAATTAATATACTACCTAGCGATATTGGCCTTGGTTTTCACGGAGAGGCTGGTAAAGGTGTTGTATTATCGCATACTTTAAATGATTTCCATGACGTACGTATGACACAAGCTGTTCAGGCATGGCAAGGTTTGGAAAAAATGGTTACAGAAATATCAGGATACAATACAGAGTTACTTGGTAGATCCAATAATGAATTATCTGATATTTTATATGATATGAAGGCTAGAGAGGGTTTTGAATTTGATCAAGGTATAAATTCTTTAGCTCAAAAGCTCCTTGTATATGGTATGGAAACTAATAATGGTGTTATTAAAACTGCAATAGGTCGTTTATATAGGTCTAAGATGATAGATATACTTAGAAAGCCTATTACATCTAAAGGTGCTGATACATATATTATACCAGAGATTACTGCTCCTGAACATAGTCTGCGTAATCCAGTTATTAGGCGGGTTGAAATGGATGTTAATGGAACTATTGTAGATACTGGATCTAGGATTTATACTCGGTTTGGCGGAGCTAGGGTTGGTAATAGTTTTTATAAAAAACCTGTAAGCAGTATAGGGGAATTGGATTTTATATATAATGATAATGGTATGGATATTGTCATACGGAAGAGTGGCAAAGATAAGCCAGACTTGTCAAATTGGTCAGTACATAATACTTATGAACAAATGGTAAGAGGTCGTGGTGCTAGATTTGCAGGAGGAGATCCATATAGTAATTATAACTTCTCTACACAAACCCAATCCAGGGTTAGAGATATTATTAGTCAAATAGATGCTTATGTCAAGGATAAAACCCTGTCATGGAGCTATGGAGACGTGTTTAATCTATTAAATACTGGTATTGCCAGAGTTCGTGACCGTAATGGTAAGCGAATTGTTAAGAAATTACAACAACTTCGTGCAGATGTAAAGAAATATGATATACAGCTGGGTATTAATGCTGTTGCTATACCTAAGAAATCATATGATATAGGTTTCCATAGAGTAGAAGGCATTAGTTCTAGGGTATTAGGAGAAACATCATCAGTTAATGCTTATGACCTTCGTGTTATGCATCAACGTGATTTTGATGGAGATCATTTATATTCCTGGTATGGTACACCATTTGAAGTATTATCACATAATATTAATAAAATGGGTATTATATCTGACTATCATCAGATGGATAAAACACCACATGATATAGACCCAATGGGATTTGGAGAATCTATTGCTAAAAACAAGCCTCGTGCTGGTGCTATGAATAGATCTATTGGCTTTTCTAAGTTAAAACAGTTCCAACAAGGTAAAGCTATTGCTGTTGGTGCTAATATAGGCATGAAGAATGTTATTAATTGGATGCAGAATGTAGGACTTAGAATAGGTGACAATGCAATTCGTCCATTAAATAATGCTGCTATTGGAGAGGGAAGAGCAGATCAGCTCAATTCAGGTGAAACAATAGGTGTTCTAGCTCGAATGGCTAATATTAATCAGTCTACTGTAGACCAATGGGGTGGATCTAATAGTATATTGCTCCAAAATATGCGTAACTTCCTATTATATGGTGAAATTCCAACAGGAATGGAAAATGCCGTTAATCCTGTAAATCAGCATATGAATTTGCAGTCTATCTTTACTGGCACACTGCGTAATATGACTCGTGCAGATGCTCAGTCTGGCCAGGTAAGACAGACAATAGAGCGTGATATAGTTGATATTATTTCAGGTACAATGCGTAAAGCATCAATGATATTCAATGATACATATGATTCGGGTGGTAGACATACTCCTGAAAACTGGGAGCTTAGTAAGGTACAAGATGATTTAAGATTTATGTTTAAAAGTCCTAATCTTTATGTTGCTAAGAAATTGCTCTGGAAACATCGTAAGGATGAAGCTAAACAGATTGGTATTGTTAAAATGTTCTATGATGCTGGGGGGTTTGCTAAGCATTTTAGATTAGGTGATAGATATGCTTTAAATATGATCCTAAAAGATATAAGGAAAGGTAATGTTCCTACTCCTTCAGCAGAGGTTGTTAAGTTTTCTACTATTGCACCAGCAAGGGATAAAAACAATCAGGCAATTCGTAAAGAAAATTACTTAATGGGTTTAAATAATTCTGGATATCTTATTAATCAGGTATTAGAAAATAGAGCTTTCGGCTCAGAATCCAGGTTTGGGACATTAAGTAAAGATGCAGTATCCTCTGCTACTAAATTTACCAGTAACCTTATTGATAGAGTTGCTTTTATGCAGGCCTTTGGACATAACGTAACAGAGCCTATTAAGTTGATGCATGAAGATGGAACATTAGATTCAGAAGCTCCATTTTTATTGCAATATAAGGATGGTTTAGGTAATCATTATCGTCCTGCTCGTCAGATGCAGATGGAAGGTGCTGTGCATAGCCTATTAACCAGAGAAGCTGCTAGATTAGGTCGTAACATACAGAAATATAGGGCTGGTGGCAAGTTTATGAAGTTTGATTTAGAGAATGCTACTGAACGTTATGAAGCAGTTGAAGCTGCAATGAATACTGTTGAGAATCGTGCTATGTCTGAGGTTAAACCTGTTGATATTAAATTGACTAAATTAAAAGCTATAAAAGATCAAAGATTGCAACAAAAATCTATTAAGGTTTTCGAAAATAAATATGTTTATGCATATAGGGGGGATATATTAGACTCGAAAGACTTTGGTCGAATTAAATATGAAGAATTAAATGATGCTATTGGTTTTGTAAAGGCTGGAGATCGTTATACTGCTAAACCAGGTATGACCTATATAGAGGTTAAAAAACCTATTATACATCAAAGTATCAGTGATGACGAAGCTCGTGCTGGTGTTGCATTATATAAAGCTGCTAGTTATGACATGAATCCAGCTAAGTTCTTTGATGAAACTACAAGATTTAATTTTTCAGAACATACTGCCCTGATACAAAGCGAAATATCTGATAATTACAGAGATGTATTAAAACAATTAAAAGCAGCAGGATCATCTGGTACAGCATATTCATCAGATTTATGGGGACAGGCTACTACTAAAGATCAATGGTTATTAGATGCTTACTTTAAACGGTTTGCTGGGAAAGAATTAGATAAAGAACAAGAATTATTAATGGCTGTGAAGTACTTAGTTATGCCACGCCCTATGCAGGGTAGGTTTATATCTACTAAAGGAGAAATACCAGGTGTTCCAGAAGTTCCTTATTTCGCTGTTAATAAACGCCTCCTTTCTGCTACCTTTGAATGGTTAAGTAGAAATGGCTTTCTTGAAGTAGATGGTTCTGGTGCTGTGAATGAAAGACTTCCAGGTATGCAGAAATTTATTGAAAGTTGGGGCACATATGATAAACAGATGAGAAATGGTAAGGATTGGGAGTTTGAGGATATTAATAAATCACTTGGTTCTCGTAACTTAATGTATATGAATAACTATAATTTTAACTTTGAAAAGCTGGGTAGTAACGCAAGCTTAGTTGGTAATATGATGGCAGATCATGCATTTTATGATCCCGCTATGGAGACAATGATACAGGATTATAATGTTCTGCCTAGTGGTAGGGAGATAAGTAAATTTACTGCTGATCCACTTAAATCACAGAAAATTAAGAAGAGATTATTAGATAGGGGATGTAAAAACTAATGCCAAATTTATGTTTAGATTTTTCTCAACAACGTGAAGAACATGTGAAACGCATGAAGGCCATTAATAAGGTATGGGATGATTCCAAGCTTATTACTAAGCTATATGGTGAGTCTAGTACTGATCTTGGCAAGGAAATGCTTACATATTTTTCTGAAGATATTCACAAAGGGAAGCCATTTGATGAATACTGGGTATTAACTGAACCTGAAGCTGTACGTATAGAGAATGCTATTAGGAAGCATGAAAAAGAAATATCTGGTGGTAATATTGGTTGGATTCGCAGGAATACATTAGTTGTACCTGCTGCAGTTGCTCGTAAATCACCTGCTACAGCTAAGTTTTATGATAATTTAAACCTAGCAGTCAATTATGAAAGAACGCAGCGTAACAAGCAAGTACAGGCTTCCCGTGCTATTGCTATGCATATGCGTAAGGCACATATAGATGAGGCAAGACAAGATCGAAAGTTCAAGCAAACCAGGTACTTACCAGGGATTGATGCACTTCGTGAGATTGATAGGTTGCAGTATGAAATACAAGGTTCTACTGATTCTGCTAAAGTGAACGATTATCAAGCTGCAGTTCAAGATTTAGTTAAAAGTGATCAAGGCAAGCTTGTACGTCAATTTATGACTTTAATGGAGATGAAGCAGGGAGATTTTGATAGAATTAGAGCTAAGAGGGGAGAATATAATCCTGATGTTGTTCAGGCTGTTATAGCTGGCAAAACATTGATGCAACAAATGTCTGGTGTGATGACAGCTGGACTGAGAAATATGCGTGACGTGATCTCACTTAGGACAGTTGGTGAGCGATATAATGAAAAGGATCCGCAGTCATTGATACTCACGAATCCACATGCGAAGAGCAGTATCAGGGCTATTAATGATGCCATTGATCGTGTTAATGTTGGACGAAAAGGTCGTGACTATATGCCACATTTGATCCTAGATGATCTAGTCAGAGCTAAACAGGATTTCGATAACTTTGCAGCATTAAAAACTGAAGGTGAGCGAAATAATGCTTTGACTAGTATGTCACGTACATTAGATGGTATATTCCAAAGCCAAGGCAGCGCTCCTGAAACGGCTAGAGCTAGAAATGCTAATATTGAAACTTATTGGAATAAAAACCCTTTATTTATATTACAACAATATGCACAGGATGTCATAGGATTTAATAAAGTTAATAAAATCCAGGCTGATTATATTGAGGTAATGAAATCTTTTGGTAAATCAGGTGTAGATACAAAGTTTGTCACTGGGATGAGAGAATGGATTAATGATGAGTTTATGATTGCTACCAGAGGACTAAGGGACAGGCCTCAATGGATGAATAATATAGTGCGGGTAATTACGGCTGCTGAAACGATTAAAGCCATGGGCCTGTCCGTTACTGGAACAATACGTAATGCTGTATCTGCTATGTATTTCTTTACAGATGTTGGCTTCCTTAATGCTAAGCGAGCTATGCATGATTATAATAATGATGGCATGGTACGGGAGGATAGCAAAGGTAACCGTGTTAGCGTAGCACAGAGATTGTCCAGGATTGAACAAGAGCAGGGATTTAAATTTGGGGATATAGGTGCTGAATTGTTTGCAGAAGGATTATTACCTACCCAGGGTGTATCCCAGTCAGATGTTAAATTTAATCCATTATCTGGTAAGATAGAATATAAACAAGATCAAACATGGAAAGTATTAGATAAAGGTATTGATTGGTCTGTGTCTAAGTCGTTGACATTCCATAGAATTACCGAGAATTGGTCTCGTAACTATATGTTTAGAATAGCTTATATAATGGCAGAGAAACAATACAGATCTAATCCTGATTATGAAGCATCTATTGGTGAAACAGCATTGCAGAAGAAGGCTGCTAATGTCGCACTTAAGGCGGTTAATGCATTTGCCTTTGAATATGCTGCACATGCTAAACCAAGGTTGATGTCTGGATATCCTGGTAAATTAGTTGAAAATAAGGATACAGGTCAATTAGAGGTAGTACAAGATCCTAAGGCAGCATTAGGCGCTGCAGGTCAGCTTACCTTTCAGCTATTACATTATCCTCTATCATTTATGGATATGCAGTATCAAATATTAAAGGGAAGTAAAAATGCTGTAATGGCAGGACAATGGGATGCTCCTGAAAATATGTATTTAGCTAAGTATGCTGGACTGTATTTTGCATTACAGGCCCTATCAGTATTAACTAATGCTGATATGAATACAATTGCTGAAAATGATACTTTTAGGAAGATAGAATCTATCAAAGAACATTTTGATGAAGATTCAAAGAAAACCAGAAGAGGTTTAATATCTGAGGTTACAGGTCCTGCAATTGGTGATGTACAATATGCACTTATGATGTCTGGATTAATGCAACTACCTGATTCAGATTGGGGTAAGATTGCCTTAGGCTATGAAGATTATGCTAACAAAAATGAAGATGAACAAAGTGCTGACTTTTGGAATAAGGTTAATACTGAGGTAGGCAGATGGAACTCAAAGATGATTCCAGCTATTAAAGATGGCAGAGGTACAGATATGATGCGTCATTGGCTTGCTATGTATCCTAGGGATTGGACTAAAAGTTATCGTGAAAAACTATTTGGTAAGAAACGTAAGCGTTGGCCCAAACATATTGCTACAACCAGGAAGAAAGCAGGGTTATCATTAGGATATACTGAACCATCTGAAGAAAAGATAGAAGCATTAAAAGCATTGGATTTACTAGATAAGTAGCATGAGCATTCTAGATAAATTATCAGCAGTTAAAAGTGTTATTTCTGAGTATGGTGAAACTGGGAATTTTGGTGAGGCTATTTCAGCTATGAACCAAGCAGAGGCAGATGAAGCATCAGCAGCATTAAAAGCATTAAATTTATTTGCTGAGGAGAATCCTAAAACTGCTAATATTCTGAATGTGTCTAAAGTAGTTGATTATATAGATCAAAAAGCTTATGATATAGGATCTACTAGTGCTAGTGCGACCAGAAGTGCAAAAGAGATTGATTATATAGTTGGAGATGATCCTAGTGATGTTACAAAAGGAGCTTATGGAGGTAGGATAGGAAGTTACACTGGTGTAGATGACAGACAGTTGTATAGTGGGGCTGAAGCACCAGATCTACTTAAGGTTTATTTAGGAATGGAGGAGAATACATTTCCAATGTCTGAGGTCACACCTTCATCCTGGACTCAAGATACACCAGAACAGGGATGGAGAAGTATTAAGGAATATTCTGATGTAAAACTTGGAAAAGAAACATCATATCCAGATTATTTTGAATCATTTACTAGTGGAGAAGATGTTATATATGAGGGTGAATCACAGGAATGGAATATGCGGACTGAATATTTGGAAAATGAATCTGCCCTTATAGACCAGTTCAAGAAATTACGGACTTCTGTGGAAGAAGGAACTTATGACCCAAGTAAACATGCTGTAAAAATGTCTGCAGGGGAGATTCCTCCAGGCTTAGAAGTTGAAACTCGAGTTAATGTTGGAAATTTCACTCAATCTATTGGATATGATCCAGATAAAAAAGAATATTATTATAGTATGACTGATGTATGGGATTTTGAACCTGAAATGTATGCTGAAAATTGGTCTAACCATAGCGGAAGTGCTGAAAGATATCAGGAAAGATATAATCAAGCTGCACTAATGGAAGGTGTAGGGAAATCAGTAGGATTTTATGATAGGTACACTATTCCTGATGAATACATTAAAATGTGGGGTGGTGATTTTGGTAGTGAAGATATCACAGACCAATTAATAGATCGTTTTAAAGAAGATTAAAACTTATCATCTGTCTTTGATCCAATAAATATCTTGAAGTGCAATATTGATACTTCAAATACTACTCCAAATATATCATCCACTGTAAAACAAAAACTAAATGGGAACATACTTAGACGCCAGTAGTTGGTATTATAATCCAACCCAAAATAATAACTTCCTATTTGATTCATTTAATTAATCCTATAAATTGATCTAGTTCAATAACAGCATATGTTTTGCTGTTGTTACGTTTCATTACCAATACGGGTGTACCATCTCCAGCATTATCTTCAGCCTGTTGTAAACTCTTCCATAAGTCCATACGTTCCTTATTCTTACATTCAAAACTATATGGAATAGACTTCCTGGCCTTAGGGGATAGCACAATGTCCATCCCTGACATCCCCATGGTCTGAGATTTAATATCATCTTCGTGCAATTTAGGAAATGCGGTGCGCAATGCATCACGCAGCATATTCTGCAGCCGACGGCCTTTCGCTTTTACGGATTTTACTCTCATGGATTTAATCCATTACCTTTGCGCATTTCATGTTCTAAATCCTGATTATCTTTAAACTGTCCACTGAGCCAGCCATCAATACATTCTAAATCATGCTTGATACGCGGTACTGAAAACTCTGTCGGCACTTTGGAAGTCGGTAAGGGGGTCAGGTCCCTCGCATAGATCACTAGACGAGATATCTTTCGCAGTATGTTGTTTTGTATCATGTTCTTCTCTCCTGGTTTGTGGTTTTAATTTAGGCCACATTCCTAATCTCTTCAAAGCATTTTTTATTGCATTAGGAGGTGGGGCCAATCTAACTGATATTAATTCAAGTTCTAAATCTTTTTTATGTAGTTTCATTGCTATTAAATCTTGTTCAATTTGTAAAATATCTAAAGTTAAATCATCAATTGTTTTACGTAATGTTTGTTCGTTAAATTTCATAAAATTTCCTTTGTTATAGTTATAAAGAATAGAGGCCCTACTCGTGTAGAGCCTCCATCTTTGTCTTCCATCTCTTCCCCAACTCACGTTTAGCACATTTTTTACAGATTATTAAGGAGTCCCAATCAACTAAGTCAGGGATACTTGGAACTGCTGTGTAGGCATGCATTTTAAAGGATGAAGTATCACACATTTGGCATTTACCATTAGGTATAATACCAATGTATTTACTTATTCTCATCAACCATACCCCAAAGTAGGCACAGATAAACAATAGCATCTGTTATACGTCCGGTCACATCTTCACGCTGTGAAGTATGTCCATTGATATGAGATGCAATGCCATCAATATGTTTCATGAAATATGTCATTAGCACTGCTTCCTTAGGTTGTCCAGTATAGGATCCAACTCTACGAAAGTTTGCAAACACATCTTCATCAGCACGAGCATATTCTGCTTGTCCTGCATCACGAGTTTTATTGATAATTACGAAGATTTCCTTCATTAACTTATCCATTTCAGGCTTGGTCATAATCTTATAATCCTTGCATTGTCTACTTTTAGTTCCGCTCTAATTTGTTCTCTTTCTCGGTTTTTATCACTTTTCAGTAATAATGTATCAATCAAACCTTCTTCATTCCTGAAGGGCTTCAAAGATAACAACTTATTTGCATTATATGCAATACGAAAGGAACCTCTGGCAGAGGCAATATCCATACCTTCTCTGAAAGCTGACTTTGATATCTCAGATACAGCAAATACAATTACATTGTGTTTCACTGCAATCTCCATTAATGCCTGGGATGCTTCCTCTACCTTCATGTTATTGTCCTTCTGTTTGCTTCTAAATAATCCCAGATGGTCTACAACCACTATCTCAGGTTTATTAGGTAGCATGGAAATGCGTTTGTCAAGCTCGAATGGATAACATGGTGAATAATCAACAGTTAACCATTTAAACTCTTTATCAATTCCATTTTGGAAGGATTTGTAATGTGCTGCGAGTTCTACTTCACTCCATCCCTTAGCAATCATAACAAACCTAGTCCATATTTGACGTGGAGACATCTCCATTTCAACAAAGTACGTAGGTCGTTTAAAGTGCGTCATCCAATTCTGAAGTAGCATTGTCTTCATGGATGCGGGTGGTGCTTGTAGAATTACTACTTCGCCAGGATATACAGGAAAAGTCTGTCCATACATTTCTCCAATATCTATTGGTGCTAGATCTTTACGGAGAAACTCTATTAATGCCTTTTCCATTGAAGAGGCGTCCATCGTAGACTGGGATTTCTTGGCTTTGTAAAGCCTACAAGTATTTTTGCAGTATTCATCCATAATAGGATCACTACATCCATACCGATATCCATGTCCACCATGTCCATCGTAGCAATTTGTTACTATTTTATCCATCTCATCTTTCTTGAATGGACTATGAGCATTGTCGACTTTCTGTCTCCAACCCTCTAATACATATCTTACTACACCTTCAGGATACAACCATCGAAACCATGCTGCCAATCTAAGGGCTACATTATGTCTTCTACCCATAGGTTGACTTTCTAACATGCTGCTAATACAGGGGTAGTTAGAAGGGTCTGGTGTCCGTCCTTCGTTCACTATGGGGTCGGTTTTAGGCGTTTCCTTGGGGGTAGAGAGCGCTAACGTATCAAATACAGGGTTACACTCCATTACATTATTTAACAGCTTCTGTGGGTGTTTAGCGTATTTTAGTATTTGATCAATTGGTTCAGTTAATTCTAACCATTGGCTGGGAATCTGTACCTTATATAGGCCAGATTTACCATTTCTAGTGTTAACGATACGTATTAATCTTGGTTTATCTGTTACAGCTGGGTCAGCATATTCAAATACACCAGCATTTGTTAATGCTTTTTTAACAGTCATATGCAAATCTGTAGCTGGCTTCCATCTAAAGGCATCTGTTGGAATGCCTAGATGAAACCCAGTGCCACTGAAATAAGCATTGAATGGTATATCCATATCATGAAGATACAATGATAACCCATATGCTTTCTCCCTAGCACTGTCCACGTTAGCTCCATCTACATCTAGGATAAACTCATCAGGTATATAGATTAAACCATCATAACCTGCTAATGTATTATGGCTAGCAAAAAACTCTTTTACATAATCATCATATTCATACAATGACATAAATGTATCTGAATCTAATCCTTGCCATTCTGATTCATTATCGGCATCTTGGAAGTAATGTCTTCGATGTAGACTGAATGCAAATTCTCTTATCATATTTCTCTCCTTATCTATCTTCTGGTTCTACATGATCTTCCATATCAATGTATTGGCATAAGCAATCATCTTCCATTTTCCTACATATTCCACAAATAGCTCCATCTAATACATCTTGGCAAAAACCACACACTATCCCTGTTGTTATTGGTTTGTCACATTCAATACAGTGATTAGGCAGTGGCTTTAATATCATTGTTTAACCTCCAGCAAAAGCAAGGCCTTCCATAAGGTCCCATTACTTTAATGGTAGTTTTTACAAGGCGACCTTCTCTAGTTAAGGTATTGATTGATCTTCTGATACTGGTAATAGGAGCATCAGTATCCATTACTTCTTTTACTGTCCAGGGATTTAACATAGCAGCATCACCATGCGCTGCAAATACAGCAAATACTCTGCTATCTTGTTTCTTTGCAGAATCTCGAGCTCTCTCTAGCTCTATATTCTTTTCATTGGTTGTGTTGTAATACATTGTACTCCTTTAAGGTTAGTTTATTATTATTTAACAGGTTCTTCACCTCTTAATGCTTTTTGGTGTAGATATCTAGCTCTTTTAACTAGCATTGTAATTGACATATGCGTATAGTCCGAATCTTTTGGATTTCGTCCTAACGCAATATCAGTTCGGCTAATAAAATCGAAAAACTCTGATGCTCGCATTAGAATATTTCAAAACCTCCAGAATTTTTAGCAAATTCAGCAAAGTTTAACACATTCTCTTTATTAAATGGATAAGATAACATCCAATCATCATGCTTACCAGTACCTTGACATCCATTACATTTAACATTACCAGCACCAGTAGCAGGCGGTTCCTTGCGTTTACCTGTACCTTCACATATGGTACACTTAATCTGATCTAATGCTTCCTGTTCATTCTTGTAATTGGTTTCAAATCTATCAATTGTTCCGTCAAGATCTAATGCTTCCAATTGAATGGCTATCTTTTTAGCTTTAGTAGCGGTGATTTTATGTCCATCATTATATCCACCTCGGGCCATATCTTCTTCATTTAATATTTCTGAACAATGTTGGCATACAAAACCCCATAAAGGTCTCCACCACCAACAGTTATTTCTAAAATATATCCCACTTGCTTCTTCATATTCCAATTGTTTATTTATTTCTTCCCCTTCATATGCAGGTTGCATATTAACAGGGTTTACTCCATGTAAATCAAATCCCATCTTCTTTCTCCTTATACTGTTCATAAAGTTTCCACATCATTTCAGAAAATTCTGATTGCTTCTCTCTACATTTATGAATATTACCTGTCTGCGTTTCATGCCAAAGCATAACTATTTTTTTAATCATTTTCTCTCCAATTTAAAAGGGATAAGCATATTTACGTGTCTCGGTTTCCATATGTCCGACCTTATCCCTTACCTCTTAGGCTAATGCCCAAATTGTTGAGTAGATAGCTGTGAGGATAATACGAATGTATTGTTTCATCAAGTCGTAAGGGAGCGTATCTACTCAGGCAGATTAATTAGAACGCGATTTCTTTTTTGTCCTAATTCTGTGTTTACCAGTACTATCATATCTCCAACCTTCCAGTTCGACCATATCATTGATACGTTCGTAGTATTCTGGATTGTTGCTCATATCCTCTATGAGTTTATTTTTAATGTATGACATTAGAATGGTATTTCTGCAGTCATAGTTTCACGTTCAGCAACACCATTGTCACTTTTCAATACATATTTATGATAATATGCTTCAGCTTTCTTTTGCCAAAACATAATATCATCTTCATTGAATGTATCTACAGCATTATTAAATACTGTTGGTGCAGTTTGTTTTAATATACGAAAATAATCACCATCTTTATATAGATAGATATTTAACGTACATCCATTTAAGTTTTCAGGTTCATCAGATAATTTTACTACCATATTACCATCAGGACCTTCTAACCCTTCAACTATACCAGCATTTGCGAATCTAAATAGCTGTCCAACTGCAAACTCTTCTCCATCTTTATTACGAGTTTCATATATCCTCATATTTAAAGATTCAGGATATCCGTCAAACCATACGTCAATGAATTTACTTCCATTGTATACACCATATTCGGCTCGTTGGACTGTTGCTGTGTTCCAGCCAGAGTGAAAGTTTCCACCTCCACCCTTTTTGATTGTCAATGTTCTCATTATGCAGTAACTCCTTTATTTGTACTGTTGGTTGTTTTACGATGAGGCGCAGTTTCTACCCGTAGAGATTCAGAATGTATCTGACTCAATCCTTTGGCAGTTACAGCAGCATTCCCATCATCATCATGTTGTGCTACTCCAGTTAACGCTGACAAACCATAACGTCTTCCATATGTACATGCAGCACCAATAGCATGTGCATCTTTCTTACCTCCAATAGGCATCCGTATCTCACTACGAGTCCATTGGCCAGATTCATGTAATAAGGTTGTAGTTACATAGAATCCATTTGTTGATGTACAGAATCTGTTACCTTGTAATACTGATAATCCATGTTTTGTTAATGCTGGCAAGGATGATTGTATTACGGCATGCAGGTCTGCATATTTACTATTGAAAAAAGGATTCGTGCTTGATACCTGAGCTCCTTTAATTTCAGCCTGTGCTTTTGACAGTGCCTGAGCTAATTTATCAATCTTTTCAGATTTCCATTCTTCAGTTGTTGTTTGAATAGTTACCTCTTCGGTAACAGGTGTTGTATCGTCCATTTTCTCTCCTTTAATTGACTATATAAATTACTAAATTCTAAATTCCAAAACAAGTAAAATATATCTATTATCACACTTTATGTTATAATTTATAAGAAAAGGTGAGCGAAGCTCCTCACCTGATTTTTCTCAGTTTATCTGTAACATCATTGTTGGAAAATTAAATACAATCTTCTTTTCATACGGTTGATTAGTAATTAACTTTCTAACTGCATTTACTATGAAGCTACCACTCATGTTTGAACAATAACTGGTAGCTTTACGGTTACAAGGTTCAACATCACCTTCGGTATCTGCATACCATGTTGCCTTGTACTTTTTTAACGTAGGAGCTTTAAACACATACTGTTGGTAGTGTTCTGCTCCCATCCTCCCGTCAATTATGAATAACGGGCGTGTACCTCCCGTACACAGCGCCTCTACTGCGTGTAACCTAGCTTCCATTGAATCGAAACCCAATATGGCTACATTACGTTCACCAGCACACAATTCTTTAAATGTTTCATTGAATTGAAATATGTTAGTATCTGAATTAATATCGTTTAATATAGTAGCCAATGCTGTTACTTTTGGCTGACCAATATGACGCATATCATACTGGGAAACTCCGATATTCTCTACATCTACTTTATCATAATCATATAGACATAGATTAGTTGCACCCATCCTAACAAGCTGAAGAGCTGCGGAACTACCAATAGCTCCGCAACCCAATACGTGATAGGTGTACTCATGTATAGTATTAACTATTCCATCATATCTTGATGTTAAGTCAGCTGCCATTGAGTCTCCTTTACTGCTATATCTTCAAGAAATTGATAAGGATATTTATGCTGTGCAGCATGAAATAACATACCTTCTGACTCACAGTGAACTCTAATTGTAGATTTAACTTTCACTAATTCTCCATTTAAATCACTGATAGCTTCAACATAATCCTTATACTGCAATGTACCATCCATATAATGATCATTTAATTCATCAACAGCACTACAAGCCCAAGATCTACCATTATATTTAGTTAATGTGTCACCAACATGTGGATATTCATTATAACCATTATAACCACCATAGATACCAAAATCATCTCCATATACATTTGTATCTAGAAGAGATGTTTGTTTACCATTTAGTTTACCTGATTTAACTGTACTCCACACACGAGTACTGCATTGTTCTTCTACTTCCTTAGTAATACTATCTGGTATTTTCTTATCTGTTACACCAAGTATTTCTAAATCAGTATCAATGTACATCTGCTGTGGTTTCCAAGCCATTATCCTGAATTTATATTCCTCTTTTATGTTAACTACAAGGAATACACTCCAAGTACCACTAGCATATTCATCCATTGTCCTTGTATCGGTCCCAGACCAGAAGGCTCCCATATTACCATGGCTATGCCACCACATGAATTGTACATCATTTCCATGTTTTAACGCCATATCCACATAGTATGCAGCTAATGCTTCTTTATCCAGAACACAATTACCTCCTGAAGTTTCTTGCTTCAAGATTGTAGGATGTGATATAAGATATGTATCTTCATTAGGTACAGGATTAACTACAGCCATTCCACCAATCTCATCCTTTTCGCTGGTGTATCTAGCTCTAGCATAATTGATTATCTTATTCCAATCTTTCTTACCAATTGTAAAAGTTGCCATGTTCTTTCTCCTTATTTAAAATGGTTGTCTAACTCTTGTTCCATCATCCAATATAATGTCCTGTTCTCTATCACCTTGAATAGGTGGTTCAGCAATATTAGGATTTCTAGAAACTGCCCATGTTATCATTTCATTTTGTAGCCTGTTTTGATCTTCATCATTCTC